CTTGTTCCGGCGCGGAACGCGCACGAATACGGGGCGCTTTGCGCGGAATTACGGTGTCTCCGTGTCTCGGATGAGAGAACGAAGGCCCTGTCCTCGGGGTCTGTCTCCGTGGGCCAATTTTGGTATCTCGTTTTCCGCAGATGCTGCTCTCGGGCGATTGAATCGGCAAAAGAAAATCGAGCAGGAAGACGCGAAGTCTTTTGACAGGCGCGCGTAATAGAAGGGTCAGGGCTTGAAGCCGAATGCGGTCCGTTGCTCCTGCCACGCGCAGGGAATGCCTTGCAGCAGGCGCTTGACAGTCAACGACCGCGGCTGCCGACCCTCGACGATAGCTTCGATGATGTCGGGGGCGAGATAGCCGAACCTCAATAGGCGGCGAACGTGAGCGTCGTTGAGTTTGTATCGCCGTGCGATTTCCACGGTGTCCGCGTAATTTCCGGTGCGAAGGCCCTGCATCCACGTTCTGGCCCGGGCGATCGCGAGGATGAGCGCGTGATTGATTCGTCTCGGCGCACGCTCGCCGCCGTCCGGGACGAGGATTTCCTTGCGGGCACGCGGCCGCGGGGCAGGCAATGGCACGGTGTGGATTTTCGGCATGTTGCTGTCCTCACATGCCTCCCCCCATGAAGGCGATCCGGTGGTGATCTTGCGGATCACCTGAACCTCGCTGCGGCCGACAATGACACGCTCGATGGTGTCCTGCACAAGCTTGCGGGTCTCGGAGGTCCAGTTTCCTGACCAGGTCCAGCTTCCGGAAGCCACGTCGTTCAGCAGCTCGGGCCGGGACAATTGCCGACCGAGGGTTTCGACAACCAGTCGCTCGACGTCGGCCGCATTGACACGACCTTGTGAGCCCGCGTCTCCCTTACGACCACGCATCAGAGCTCGACTAATGTAGTATCGATAACGATTGCCACGACGGATTGAATAAGTCGGAGACATGAGATTGCCGCGGTCATCAAAGACCAATCCACCGAGAAGCGCCCCGGTTTCGATCCGCGACCTGCGGCGTATCCCTCGATTTTCTTCGAGCTTGATCTGCACCGCGCTCCACAGCTCTTCGTCAACAATCCGCTCGTGCTCGCCGGGATACGCAACGTCCTGGTGCACGACTTCACCTCGGTAAATGCGGTTCTGAAGGAGGTGGTAGAGAGCACCCCGACCGAAGGAGCACCCACCGAGTACCCGACCGGACGTCAGAATACGCCGCTTGCTATGGACGCCGCGACGTTCGAGGTCCTCCTGCAGTGCGCAGACGCACCCTAAAGCCAGGTATCGCCGGAAAACCAGTCGGACTCGGTCGGCCTCTTCGATATTGATGATAAGCTTTCGATCTTTGACGTCGTAGCCAAGTGGAATGGTACCCCCCATCCACATGCCTTTACGCCGGGACGCCGCAAATTTATCCCGGATACGCTCACTCGCTAACTCCCGCTCGAACTGGGCGAATGAAAGCAGGACGTTAAGGGTAAGACGCCCCATCGAGGTCGTCGTATTGAACTGCTGGGTCACGGCCACGAAGGAGACGCAGTGTGCCTCGAACAGCTCGACCAGCTTGGCAAAATCGGCCAACGAGCGGGTCAGACGATCGACCTTGTAGACGACTACAACATCGACCTTGCGGGCTCGGATATCCTCAAGCAGCGATTGCAGGGCAGGGCGGTCCAGCGTGCCGCCGGAAATCCCGCCGTCATCATAGCGGGTTCGGATTAGCTTCCAGCCCTCGTGAACTTGGCTCTTGATATAGGCCTCGGCGGCCTCTCGTTGGGCATCGAGCGAGTTGAAGTCCTGCTCCAGGCCATGTTCAGACGATTTCCTCGTATAGATGGCACAGCGGAGCAATTTTCGCTCGTTAGCTGCCACGGCCGGGCTCCGGTGGCCTGCTTTTCAACTCACGCATGCCGAAAAAGCGCGGTCCGTTCCATTTCGTCCCGGTGATAGCCCGAGCGATGTTCGAAAGGCTCTGGTGGGACCTGCCGTTCCAGAGGAAGCCGTCTTCCACAATCGTGACGTGGTGGATCACCCCGCGCCATTCCCGCACCAGGATGGTGCCGGCTCGGGGCAGCGGCATCGTGGAAGCTTGGGGCGTTTCGCCGCCGCGAAGCACGCGCGCCAGCAGCCGGTCCAGCTCCCTCGCAACCGGCTTCGCGAGCCCACCGTAGCGTCGTTCTTGCCGCGCATATGCAACTGCGAGCGCAAGAATGTCGCGCCCAAGCGATGCAGGTGGACTTTTGGCAAATTCTTGCTCCCAAAGGATGCGCAATTCGGCGCGCGATAGCTGTTCCAGGTGCTCAATCTTCGGGTCGACATTCTGGTACCGGGACATAGCCATCGATCTGAATGAGAGGAAGCTGAGTCGGATGCGCGTTCATCAATGCCGGGCGTCAGGTCGAGTTGACCGAGCGCCCGTGCTCCTCAGCCTCGTCATGCCACCTTACGCGACTTGCCCTTGCGCGATCTATTCTTGATCGCAATGCGGTAGACCCGTTCGCCGTCATTCTTCTCGGATATGAGGTTCAATCCGAGCTTCTTGCGCACCACGGCTGCAAAGAATCCGCGAACAGAGTGTTGCTGCCAGTCCGTAGCCTTCATGATGGCTGCGATGGTTGCTCCCTGTCGGCGCAACAGCATCTCAACTACGCGGTCCTGCTTCGAATCGCGCGAGCTTGGTTTTGCCGACCTTCGGGCGGTCTCGCCTTTACTCCTTGTGCGATTGGCAGCTGTGACTCGGCGCGACGATTGCTCGGTTGCGAGGACGACCGCGCTTTGGGTTTCGGACGCTTCGTCGTCGATCTTCACTTCAGCTGCGCGCGGCTCAACGCGAATGGCAGCAAGGCCCCGTTCAGTAATGCACAACGCCAGCGCGCCCTGGTTATCGTCGCGGCGCCATAATGGCAGCGAGCCGCGGGAGGGCACTTCTTTAATCAACCCCTCCCGCAAGAGCTTGCCGACCATCTTTTTGGTGGCGGCGCCCTTGAGGCCGACTTCTATCGCACCCTCCGATTGCTGTGCGGCAGAGGACAACAGCACGAGCTGTGCGTCCGTCAATTTGTTCGATGACATGATTGGGATCTCCATTCGGTTGGACGACGACGTCTCGCGCCGTCACCACCGAAACCCCGCACTGGCCACAGGTCGGCGGGGTAGGGATCCCGAGGGCAGTTAGGCGCCCTTCGCGGGGCACCAGTGACGCTCTGTGTGCAGCGAAAGTCCAGCGCTTTCTGGATTATCTTATTGCTGGTTTTCGGCCGCTTGCTGCATCCCTTGACCAAGCGGCTTTGTCGCGGGATCGAAACCATTCGCTTAGGGGAGGTCGCGATAATCCGGGAATGCCTCCCGGTACGGGTTGCGAACGCGAACGATAATCGGGGCAACGATCGGCATATGGCTCTGCTTCCGTTTCTCGATCCAAGCCAATGCCTGGGAGATCGAATCGACTTGGTCGTCGTGACGACCTTCTGGGAATCCCAACAGCTCGCCAATCAGGTCATCGAGCCAGGGGGCATTCTCTGGAAAATGCACTGACCCGCTCTCGAAGCGAGGTTGCGTTGCATAGAGGCGGGTCACTTTGTCGACGTCCGGAGTGATAGCTATCGGATTGACCTGCTCGCGGCGCAGTTCCTGAATGAGGCTGGTTCCCGATCCCTTGTCCTCGATCAAAATGTGAGCGTCAGGCCACTGATTTCTCCGTCCGATCACTGCGCGCTTGAGCTCGGCAAAATCAAAGCGGCCGCGTACCAGGTCGATCAAATAGCAGTTGTCCCCCTGCACATACCACGCGGTGCCAACGGAGTAGTCGGAGATTTCCGTGGGCTTCATCGCCGTGTCCCAGCTGATCACCGTAGAATCGCCGGACTTTTTCTCCGGTAAGGCGCGATAAAGCTTGATCCACTCGCGCCTGATCAGGTTTCCCTCAGCCGGAATCGGCCGCTGCAGGTACTGAGCGGAGAAATCCATCGTTCCCATTCGCGCTTTGATTTCCTCCAGGATATGAGCGGGCTCAAGCGCAGGGTGGAGGATGTCGCCTGTCTTCCGACGATGAAACTTCTTCCGTGCAATCGGGACCTTCTGCGGAGCGTCCGCAATTGCCGGCAGGTCGAGGTGATGCCAGCCGCCTTGTTCAAGCAAGATGCCGACCAGGTCATCGACATGCAGCCTCTGCATGACGACAATAATCACGTCCCGGCTCTTGTCGTTCAGGCGGGTAA